TTATTTGTCATTGTTTTGTTGCTGGCGCAGAGTTAGCAGATGCTGAATCGCGTTCTCTTGATTTGATTTTGAAAGCAACCTGAAATTTAAAATCAGCCGTTGTTCGTCATTATTTAGCTGATAAAAAAAATCTGAATTTTTAGGATTGGTTTTCAAATACAAATTTTTCTTAAGGGGGCTTGAATCAGAACCAGAATCTCTTAGCTGCATCCGGTTTTCTTCTTCATCGTACTCAATTAAATCTTGATACTGAACCTGATATAATCGCTGAAGCTTATCGATTTTGTCCAGATCAGGAGTAGTACGTCCCAATTCATAGTATGCATAGGTAGAACGGTCAATCCCTAAAGCCTCGGCGACCTGTTGCTGGGTCAAATTAAAATTTTCTCGGAGCCTTTTTAGTTTTTTTCCCATACGAATCAAGCGTGCCACCCTCCCTTTCCGTGTTTTATTATGCCCCATTGTAGACTATTATAATATACGAAAATAGGGAATGTGTAACCTTGTGAACTAATTTCACTGTAAGTCTCTTGACTATTTGGATAAAGTTCTGTATAATAAAAAACATATGAGCCAAATGCAGTAAAAGAGGCTCGCTTGAAAAATTAAAATGCTACTGTGGCTCAGTTGGTAGAGCAGCGCATTCGTAATGCGCAGGCCGTCGGTTCGAGTCCGACCAGTAGCTCCAGCGGCAAGCTGCCGCTTCCAAGTAACGCACTTCACGTTTGTGGAGTGCGTTACTTTTTTGTCCGCATTTTTCGTTGGAATCTATTTTGTCAACATAACCCAGGCTGAGCCTGGACGCAATTCGCGTTCGGACTCTTTTCTTTCGTTTGAATGAAGATGCACGCGTTGGCGGCGGAATCTTTTTCGCAGCGTAAACCCAGGCCCGGCTTTTCTTTTGCTTTAATGTCCGCGCTTATAGCGGGTATCTTTTTGTAAACATTTCCCAGCATCGGGTTGCCGTAGACAAAGAAACAAAAACAGCCCTCTGGATAGAGGGCTGTTTTTGTTTCTTTCCGCTTTTTACAAGGGAACCGCTCCTGCAGTACCGGAAGAAGAGAAAAATTGGCAAATAGGTAGGCCGGCGGCAGGATAACAAATGATTAGCTTCAATCTAGTTTTAATAGAATTTCAATAGAGGGTTACGAGTATAAGGCTTTCATGGGACCATCATCCCAGCGTTAAAGTTCAAAAGGTTTATTTAATTCCATAAACGGCGGTAATCATAGCGTTCGCGGCAAATCCAGAGCCGCCCGAACGGAGAGACGTGGAATTCGGGAAATAAAATCCCAAAGCCGTGTCGGGGGAGATTATGATCCTGGCCAGCCCGGAGCCGTCGCTTCCTCCGGAAACATAAGAATCACCGCCGAAGTCCGCGTGACTGTCCTTTGCTACAGGGAGTAAATTGCCGATGCCCCAGTGAAGTCCGGTGGAATTGGTAGTACCGGTCACCAGAAGCATAGTGAAGTTCAAAATGCTTTGGGACAGCTGAATTGTAGTATTATTAGTGGTCAGCTTGCCCTTCCATAAAGGAGTAACCTTGATCCCGGCGTCCGCCAGGGGAACCGCACCCACATCGGCGGCGGTTAGATTATTAATCGTATTGTTGGTGGTATTAATATCATTAGCCCCAAAGGTATCCCCTTCCTGGGTGTACTCCGTAGCGTCCTGAATTGTACTGTAGCCCTGGGAATCCGTGGTGATAATGTAACGCTTTCCGCTCTCCGGCGGGATATAATCCTTATAATCTGTTTTTAAATTTGTCGCCATTAAAACTCGCTTCCTTTCAGTTCAAATGATAGCTTTGGACGGACGGCCTTCTGCCTCTGAAACGTACTGTATAAGGTTAATAGAATCCCCTCTATCCGGTTTAGGTCGTCTACGGTAGGCGTAGCCCCGTTGGCGTACCAGGTCTTTTTTCCCGGATAACCGGGCGGTTTCCAGGTGCTGTTTACAATAGAATCCAGATTGTTTTCGATATTGTTGATGATGGAAGCATAAGGAAAATCGGATACCGTTTGATCCGGCATGCTGACAATGGAAAAATCGGGATACAATTCCTGGGCCAGAGCATGCAGAGCTTCAATATTTCCGGTAATCCGGTTGTAATCGGCAATATTGAACCAATCCCCGTTATATCTTCCATTTTCGTCAGCAGGCTGTATCTTCCAATCCGTCTTAGGTGTTTGCCACGCCATTCAATTTTTCCTCCCCTCTCAGAATAAAGGTTTCACGCATCGCTCCCTGGTTGAAATTGATGTTCGCTTCTACTACTGTGGCTTCCTTGCCGTTATAAAGAATTAAATCCCCCGGGTCTACTTCAGGATACCCCAGCGTTTCCACCGTGTACTGTCTCCGCTTGGAAAGATAATCCGCCATCCAGTCCGCTGTGTCCTGCCTTACTAATTCGTCAGATACAATAGGATTATTAAATTCACATACCTCTCCCAGTTCACTGATCTCGGATTCATAAGGCACATTGTAGGAGCTTGCAAAGGTATTAGCGTACCATTTAACATCAGCACTTTGAGCGGTTCCGGAGATTTTGATAAAAGAACAGTAAGCATAATGCTCCTCTTCTTCAATCACCACATTAGGATCCTCGCACTCGAATCGCTGGGCATAATAGATATCGCTGTTCTTTAATTCCGTTAAAACATTCGGAGAAACGGAGACTGTTTGAATCGGTTCATTTGGTGTACCGGCCCAGGTGAGAAAATGTAAGGTATTATAAATAACCTTGCTGCATTTTTCCAGAAGCTCCCCTTTCGGGTTTCCGATGATATCCTCCGATGTCAGTTCAAAACACATTGGATAATGAACTTTAACCCGTTTTATTCGTCCGCGCTGTTTTTTGGGATTCTTTACACAATAAATAGACAGTCGGACAATCCTGTCAAAATTTTCTTTAAAATACAGTTTTCCGTTTTCCCATGTGCCGGAAGTATATTTTTGCATGACCGTTGTTAATTGGGTGGTGCCGCCCTGTGGTGTTGTGTCCCGGCGTGCTACAATATAAAATTGATTAATGCCGGAGCTTTCACCGATATCGATTTCCAGTTTCCCGAATGTAATGTTTCGGGTAAAATCAAGCTGGATTACCGGCGCTGTATCAGTTGGATTTTCCGGATAGTTTCCGCTGTGGTCCGGAAAAACATCTGATACATAGCCAGAATTGACATAAGACCCGCCCTGAGGCAAAAACCTCATGCTGCCGTCGAGCCTGAAGAAATCCTCCTCAAAGGCGGCGTAATCTGGTGCTTCCGCGGCATCAAAAACGCCTCCCTGCTTGACCTCTCCGGAAACATAGTAGGAATACGGAACCTGGGGGGCTCCAAAAGTGAACACTCCCATTGCGGAGGGTTCTATTTGTTCCCGATACCGGAAAATAACTCCTCCTTCCGGGCTTTGCTCTAAAGACGATCTGCCAAGATTCGCGATCAGCTGAAGGTTGGAGGCGTGAGAATCGTACTGGAGAGGGAGATTCGTAAAGGTGCTTTGTAATCCCCAGTCATCGGCCCAATAATCGGTAATTCCCGCGTCGGAAAAAACACCGGCCGCTAAATCCCGAAGGGAGTGCATTTTCGTATCCAACACGCCCTTTTTGTAGGTAGTGGTATTCAGCCGGTTGAAAATATCCTTGCAGGTAAACGTGGCGTTTACACCGTCTGTCTGCCAGCTTTGCAGCCAATAGGTAGAAGGCGACAGCCATTCGATGTTTCCCAATCCGTCCACGTCATACCCATACTGGATTGTAACAAGCTGTTCTTTTTGCAGAAATGTAATTAAACTGAATGAAGAATCAATGTTGTACCTGCCGTCCTCATTAAACAGCGTGAAAGAAAGGGATTCCGCAGGCAGCTCCGTACTGATAGGGCTTGATGCCCGGTTATGGGTAATGGAGATAGTATCCTCGTCGGAGAAGGAATAGGCGATTCCGAACAGCATACTGCTGACCCGTATTCTGTTGTACGGCCTCGCCTTAATAAATTCAATTCTGATCCGGTCTGCGTCTTCGATTCCGAGCTCTCCCTGATAGACCACATCAGTGTTGCCAGTGACAGACCAGGTGTTTTTAACAGCGCCGTTCTCGTAGGCCGTAATGGTAAAATCAATTGGAGCGGTTCCGGTCACTGTGTCAAACTGTAACGTAATGCCAACCATGCTGTGGGGAGTAGAAAAGGATACATCAATATATGGATTAGAAAGGAATATTCCCGCGCCGTTGGAAACCGCGCTGCTGATATATCCGGTGTCATAAGGATTGGCGTCATTTAGAAACCTCTGTTTTCCGGTGAGCTGCCAAAAGTTCTGCTCCCAGGAGGCATAGCTTTCTGTGATATCGTTCACGCCGGTTTGGATTCCCGAGGGATCGGAAAATGATACCCCCGGGGAAACCGTGAACGCCGCGTCGCCAAACGCGTATTGGTCGAGAACACCGAAGCTTATCTTCGCGTGCATTTGATTCCGGATTCCCTGGGTGCGGTGGAGCTGGATCGCTTTTTGATATTCTGGAGAAACATATTTCATACGCCCACCGCCTTTAAACCTGAATCAAATTGGCGGTTACGTCCTTCCAAAAGGAGGGCCGCAGCGTCTGCGGATTTACCATATACGGGATTCCGGAACGGTCTCCGACGTACATGGTTAAATAGGTATAGTTGTTAATCCGGGGATCAAATACCAGAAAACGGTTTACGAACGAGCCGCCCTGAGACCGGTCAAAAATTCGGAGAAAGTTTTTCATCTCCTCCGAAGACAGCATAGTGAATTTCATTTCAACTTTCAGCTTATCGTTCCCGATTGGTTGTCCGATAAAGTTACCGTTTTGGTTTCGTCCCCCATCTACCAAAGTGGATATTGATATCTTTCCGCTTCCAAGGTCGGGAGCGGGGATAGTGACGCCTCCGTCTGTTTCAATCCATGCCATATTCTTCCTCCTTATACGGGAATCGTGCTGGTAGTCATGCGGTAGCCCTGGGCCCGCTCAACCTGCCGCTGGTTCCGGTATACCGCGCGTCCGTCAAGATTAATCGTCTCATTGATCTGGATCGGCCTGTTCGCTTGTTCGCTTAAAGCTCTGGAAATTGCTTCATATAGCATCTCTTCTGAAAAAATCTCTGGAATGGTAACGCTATTGTTTAAAGACGTATGAATATTTCTTTTTAAGTTTTTGCCAGTATAATATGGAAGCGCGGTGGGGTCTACAGTATAGTCCATATCTGACATGACATTCATAAAAGATGCCGCCCATTTTTCAATAAGAGGTTTTGTAGTATCGCTCATGGCTACGATAGCGTTATTAAAACCTTTTATTGCAAATACGCCAAAATTGAAAAATTCTTTAGACGGAGAGTGCTCATCAAGTTTATCTTTGAAAGAGGTTTTTACATCTTCCGCCCATTTTTCAACATAAGGACGTGAATTTTTGTAGAAACTATTTATACCATAGTTAAATCCGTGAATTACATTTTCTGCATAATTTTTGAAAGTGCTATAGTTAACAGCCCCATCATAAACAGACGTAAACCAGTTTTTAACATTTGCCGCCCAAACTACAATATTATGTTTGGAAGAAGAATTATTGGAGCTGATTTTATCTTTGAAACCAGATATTATGTCTGCTCCATAAGTGCTAAATGTCTGCCTATTCACACCTCCATATGAATTATTAGTAAACCAAGACTTAACATTAGTACCCCAAGAGATGATAGCTGTTTTAGATGTCGCATAATAGGTTGATATTTTGTCTGTAAAACCATTAACGATATCCTTACTGCACGAAGCGAAATCAGAACCCAACTGTTTAACTGCTTCGCTGAAAGATTTTATACTATTTGTGTCGGTGTTCGATGTACGCACAGACCAATCCAAGATTTTATTTACTTCCGAACTTACTTCTGATATTCTGTTGGTTTCAATATCGCTAATGTATTTGTAGTAACTTCTAAAATGTTTTCCAAACGTCATAAGATTCTCAGCAAATGACACGATATTATTGTTTCCTACAAATAAAGACCAAAGACCACCTTCAGTAGGTATATTGTTTGCAAATTCTACAATAGATTTTATAGCCGAAGATGTTGCAGTAATAGCGTCTGGTTTTACAGATTTAATATAATTATAATAAGAGAGAAAATTTTTGCCGAAGATAGGTAATTTTTCGCCCCAAACATCGATACTGTTACCACCGACGAACCAAGACCAAACTCCACCTTCGTTCGGAATATTGTTTGCAAATTCTACAATAGATTTCGCGGCGCTGGAAGATGCAAGTACCACATCATTTTTAACACCTGCCACAATATCACTATATTCCTTGAAATATTTACCAAATCTAGGTAATTTTTCACCCCATATATCAATGTTATTTTCTCCTGTAAACCAAGAAGCCACGCCACCTTCATTGGGAAGATTGTTTGCGAGTTCAGCAAGAGATTTGGCGGCAGTCGCAGAAGCCTGTATGGAATCTCCATCGATATCTTTTATACTATCGCTGTATTTTTTAAGATTCCTGCCAAAGCTGGGTAATTTTGCTCCCCATGTATCGACATCATTCTCTCCCGCAAAAAATCCGGCTAAACCTCCGCTGTTGGGAATGTTATTAGCAAATTCAGCGAGAGATTTCGCAGCGACAGCCGAAGCTTGTACCGCTCCCCCATCTATTCCTTTTATCAATTTGGAATATCTAACAAGATATGGTGCAAATACACATATATCTTTTCCAAAATCGATCATAGATGATCCACCTGTGATCCATGATGTTAAGCCGTCAATAACGTCAGCAGCGGTGAGAAGCAAAACCATCGCGGCCAGTTTCGCAACGGCATCTACAGATTCAGCATTTACAGAACTAAGCCCATCAAAGAAAGGTTTGGCTTCTGTCATAAATCCGGCAAGATTTTTACCGATTTCGGGGAAAGAATCAGAAACCTCTACCAAGAATCCATTTACAATGCTTCCTGCAAATCCTCCTAAAATTTCCCCTAACTGAATTAAAACCTTGCCACCCTCGCCGACTATCCAAGAAAAACCCGGAATTTGTTGTAAAGCGCCTAACGCCACTAATACTAACTCGACCCCTCCGATCACAAGAGCAAAGCCTGCCAGTCCAGAAAGAATAACACCCGGAGAGACAATACCAAGCGCTACCATTATTGTAGATAAAGTACCGATAGGCAGGGCAACTTCTTGTAAACCTTTGAATACAGAAACGACACTATCTACACCGGTAGCCAGGAAATCACTAAAATAAGGGATCGAAATAAAAGCACCTATAGCAGTTATGAGTACAGATGCCCCTCCTACTATTATTGCGAAATCTCCAAATCCCTTTGCCACGGTTGATACGCCTATCTTGCCTAACGCAACGATACCAGCACTGATCGCAGTTATTGGAACTATAACATTCAATAAGCCATTAAACACCATTCCAACGGCTTCCATACCATTTTTAGCGGTTTGCTCGAAGCCTGGTATTTGCATAAGCAATCCAATTACTTCAACAATGGCGATAATACCGCCAATGATAATAGCAACGTCAGCGAGACCCTTTAATACTGATTTAGGAGACGGAACAGAAAAGCCTTTCGAATTTCCGCCTTTACTTTTACCGTGCCCAAATATAGAGCTGATAGTTTGAAAAGCTGAGACAAAAGGTTTCGATATTTTCCATAAAAGAAAAGCGCCGCCAATTAAACCGACAACTGTCAAAATTTTACCTAATCTAGTATCGAATAAATCAGCCCAACTGTTGATATCTCCGGTGATCCCAAGCCATTCTTTCATTTTGTCTACAATCTCAGTGACTTTAGAATTTGTAGCTTCACTAATAAAATCATATGTAGGAAGTTCGAACCCAAGCCCCCCCAGGCCTCCGACATCTCCGATACCCGCGCCATCGTTTCCAGATGTGTCAGGTTGAGATATGATATTCAGTTCGTCAATGCCAACCATTGCGTTTTTTAGCTCTTTTGCATTTTTTGCGGCATCACCCAGTCCGGAAGCAATATTGTCAGCACTGTCAGCAATTCCTCCGACAGAACTGCTGATACCACTGGTATCAAATTCTGGTAAGGAAAAACCAAACAATCCGGAAATAATATCGGCAATCATACGAATAACTTTTGCAACCGCGATAGCATATGGTAGCACTTTATTTAAAACTGGAATAAATATGTTACCTAATGCACGAGCAGCCTGATTCACTTGTGCTTTTAAAATACGAAGCTGATTTGCAGGAGCTTCTAAGGTACGAGCCATATCACCTTGTGCGGTAGTAACCTGTGTCATAATAGCGTAGTAGCGCAACTCAGCTTTTTCCGCCTGAGTCATAGCGTTTACACTCTTTGTAATACCAAGATTTAATGCTTCCTGCTGTAATCTTGCGACAGATAGGTCATAGCCAAGTCTGCGAAGCGGTTCAAGTTCGCCAGAGATACCAGACTGTAATTTCTGAAAAGCATCTTCATAACTTATATTAAAAAATGAGGAAAGGTCATAACCAAGCTGAGTAAGATTTTTACTCATTGTATACGCTCGATCACTCGCAACACCGAAACCCTCAGTAATTGTCATAAACACGCCCTGATTACGCATCCACTCTGCCGGGTCGATGCCCATAATTTCTGAAACGGATTCCGCATATTTTTGAGCTTCGGGCGCAAATTCTCTGAGAGATACCTTAAATAAATTTAGACTTTCAACATAGTCATTAGATTTTGTAATCCAACCTGCGATAACACCGGTAATAGATTTTATGCTAACATAAGCTATACTGATTTTTGCGGCTAGGTTCACATAAGATTTACCAAGTGTTCTATTGCTTGTAGTAAGATTTGTGTTACCTTTAAGCAACCGTTGAATTTTTGCAGGGAAAGCCGAGAAGCCAGCCGCCACCTTCTCCATCTGCGTAGCAAGCGGAGTAATAGCTGTGGCAACCCGGTTGCACTGGTCTGCGAAAGAATCAAGGTCTGTCTTTTTCAGTGATTCCGTAACGGTGTCGAGATGCGGAGCAATCTTCACTAGTTTTTCTAGTCCGGTAGCGAGAGAGTTAAATCCTGATTTTTGGACATTCTCTAAAGGCTTGAGAGCATCTACCAATCCCTGTATCTGCTCTCGTGCAAGGGATAAACCGCTCAACTTGGAGATACTATCGCTAAACTTTTTCAGAGATGTAGATAATGCACCTAACCCCATGCCGCCTTTGCTCACAGGAGCAGTAGCGGCTTTTAACCGTCTTAGAGACTCGGAAAGTGCGTCTATACCGCTAACGGCAGATGTAGAATTAGATTGTATTTCGAGTTCTAACTGCTCAATAGTGGTAGACATACTGCTCACTTCCCTTCAAACTTTTTATTATGATTTACCATAAACCCTTCCATCATTTTTTTACCCTTATTGAAAACCGATTTAGCTTTTTCTTCCTCTTTAACAGCCGCCTGTTTCTCACTAAGAGAGTATGCTTCAGAAAGATAAGGAAGCGGTTTCGCGTTCTTTTTTGCAAACGCATGTAAGATTGGGGATACGCGACATAAGGCATCATAGAAGTACGCGCCTTGTAACCACATCTCATTGTTCTTTTGATTCGTTTTGAGTTCTTCCGCTTTTCGATAAGCAACAACGAGCGTACTATCTTTATCCCAATACTGTTCTTCGCTCATTCCGATAGCCAAATAATAAGGAAATAGCTCATTAAACTTATTTGTGTAAGTTAAGAGAGGAGCAGTGGCAGAACTACCACCACTCCTCTCAGTGGAGGACAGCGATCCACTTACCAAGTCGCTGTCCAGTCCAAGTTTCCCTCGGCTTTTTCAGGCTCCTCTACTAGAGCCAGAATCGGCTCATTGTACATTTCAGAGAGCTTGCCGATAAGGTCTTCTTTCTTGGTAAGCTTGGAATAGATGTCGTTGATAATATCTTCCTTGACGAAACGATGATGAGCAAGGAACGCACCTGCGAACAGTGCTGGGAGCGTAGTCATGGGCTTCTCGGTGATGTCAGAAGCGATAAAGCCCTTCTTCTCCATTTCCGCAACCGTTCTGCGGGTAAATTCCAGCGTGTAGTCCTTGCCATCATAGGTGAAATTCAACTGCTTTGCCATTTTTCTGTCCTCCCAAAATTCTTTATGCGTCTGAACCCACAGTGATGGGCGTAGACGGAGCAATAGTGATTGTCATGTCAACAACCTCGTTGACACCGCCACCAACCGGGAATACGGAAAGCTGACCTTTGAACTCAAACTTACCGTCAGAGCCGGTAGGAGTGAGAGTGCCGCCGTCACCAGTTCCACCGAACCAGACAGCGTAATCGCCCTCCTGCCCTTCAAGGGCTTTCAGCTTGGTAAAGTCCTCCTTGGTGTAGTTCGCCGTGAACTCAAGAGCGTCAAGAGACTGAATACCAGGGATATAGGTTTGCATATTATCCGACAGGGTAGTGGTTTCCAACATTTCAGGAGCACCACCCAAATCGGGAAAATCTTTAATATTGATTAGCTTTTCATAGGTATCACCTGAACTGCCTTTCTTCATCAAAAAGATTTTATAAGTGCTAATAGCCATTGTTTGTTACCTCCTGTAAATTGTCTTTTCTTTGGAAATCACAGCTCGGTATCGACCGAGCATACGATAGATTGTCGCATTGTCCTGATTGGGGACAGGTTCAAGCATGGTGCGTGTGAAGTTCAGCTCCATCAGGATTTCGTCAATGAACCCCACAATTTCTTTGCACTCAGCCTTTTTGCCCTTCGTGCGGTTGGAGTAGACATTCAGCTCGTACATGACCGCCACATGGTTTTCTTTGCCCTCGGTGGTCTGCGAGTTTCGGAAAGTGGAATTGTCCACCTCAACGAGGGACACGCACGGGAAAGAAGGTGGGGTCTTGACATATTCGCCGGTCATGAAAATGTCGGGGTACTTTTCTTGCACTTTTCCAGACACCTCGTTGAAAATCTCGGCTTCAAGGTCAATCACTGAAACACCTCCTTCGCAATACTCGCAATTTCATCACAGACGGTTTTCATAGCGTTATACATGGGCATGACAGCGGGTGCGCCGTGAGTCAGTCTAAGTTCACCGTCCTCATAGAACCCCCATGTTTTTCGCTTGCCCATGCCTTTGCCGTAGCCGCCAATGGTGAAACCAAGCTCAGACCCCTTCGGGTGAGGAGAACTGTCGGCAGAACCGTTGTGGTAAACGCCAGCACCGAACTCCACCCACACAGCGTCCTCGCCAGCGGCGATAACGACCGAGACATTCTCTCGCTCGTCAATAGAAACCTGCACTTCGGCTCGTCTCGCCCCGCCGCTGTCTTCGGTCAAATCGTCAACGATTGCACCATTAAACCCGTTCTGAGCGAGGGTTCCAATCCGCTCGGCAACTTTCGTGCGAAGAAGCTCTGTCTTGCGAATGATGTCCCGTTTGTACTGCTCAAGCTCTTTGATAGCTCGGTCGATGTCTTTCTCGGACAAGCCGATACGAATAACCTTCTTACCCACTTACGCTCACCTTGCTTATCGCCAGCGACACCACATTGAGACTTTTAGCAACCTTTTTCACGATGTAATCATGGGGAGTAATAACCTCACCCTTTTTATTCACCGCAAGATTACCCTCCTCGTCCAGTTGTGGTGTGCGGTCAACCCAAAGCACGGCGTATTCGTCAATCGGGGGAGCGTCACCGTCCATGACGATCACCTTGTCATAGGACTCGTTTTCCCCAAACTGCCGGGTCTGTGTTTCTCCCTTTGCCGCTGAAATGTTGGCGAAAAACTCTGTAGGCTTGCCATGCTGAATTTCGTACTCGCCGGTCACATTCCCATAATCGTCTGTAATAGGAGTTTTGCCCTCATACAAGGCGTAATGGAATTTGACTTTGTTTCGGTTCATACACTTCATCGAATCACCCCACAAGCGGGAATGACCGCTTTCAGCATAGAGGAGGGAACATCACCATTCTCATAGCTCCTCGACACACCATTCTCGGTGTGAGAGGTCTGTCCCTCAGCCCCACGCTTATTCAGCATATACGCCGCAATTTCCACTTGGAGGTGTGCATATTGCGCCGGTACTTCGGTCACATCGTTTTGATACGGATAGGCTTTCGCAAGAATCTTGCTTCCCGCAAAACTGAGGTAGGTGGACAACACTTCGTCAGAGTCAGAACTTCCTACCATGGCCTTGAGAGCGGTCAGCTTTTCTTCCTGAGTCATGTTGTCGCACCTCCATTCAGCTTAGGCAATCTCGTAAAAGCCCTCGGACTTCGGGTTGGTATCGGGAGTACCCACCACATAGCCATTGCCAACCTTCTTGTAGTAAACCTTATCAGGCGTTACAGAAGTGTCAGAAGTGAGAGTAGCAGTACCCTTGTGAATCTTTACCGCCTTGGTCTCGTCAGTCAGAGCCGCAAGGTAGTACTTACGGGAGAAAATAGTATTCTTACGAATATTAGCGTCCCCGGAATCACGAGGGGGCTGTTCGACCTCAGTACCTTTCTTGTTGAACAGGGTAACGGCTTCACGGGTGGCGATAATAATATCACCGGGGGTTGCGTCCTTCTTGGTGTACAGGTTTACACCAGCAACCGTACCGACATAACCGTTCACAGCGAACTTCTCAACATACTGCAAAGTGTCTTTCAGAGCCTTACGAATGTCAGCCATGTCAGACGCACACACGAAAGCGAAGATGGACACACCCTCAAGGTTCTCAAGGTTCAGCACGCTCTGAGCGTCAGCGAAACAGTCAAAATTGAAGCCGGTGGTGACAACAACCTGAGTAGCTTTCTTGAACTCGCCGTAGATGTCCTTGTTGACGGTGTTGAACATATCCGTACCCATGTGGCGAACACCGACAGGCACCAGCATAGGGTCAGTCATGGCCTGTTCGTCATAGTACTCGAAGCGGTTCTGAGCAAGCAGAATCTTGTACTCCTCCGGGGTGTAAGTGACCTCGATAGACTTGGTATTGCCCTTGCTCATTTCCAGCTTTTCAGTGCCATCGGTGGCCTTGTAGACATTGATCTTGCGAATCATCCCCGCCTGTCCCACAAGGGAATTGTCCACAGTACAGAACTGCTGTAAATCAAGGTGGGAATTGTACTGGTCTTCAATCTCATTGGAGAGATAGAAGTTATCATAAATCTTATGCGCCATTACTCTTTACCTCCATAAAGTTCTTTGTATTCCTCCGGGTGTTCCTCAGAGAACTTATGACGCTCCATCGGGTCGAGCTTTCGGAACTTTTCAAGCGTCATGGTTTTGGAATCCCCATCGGGAGTGGGTTTCGGTGTATTCTTGAGAGCTTCCGCACGAACCTTCTTCTCAAAAGAAGCCAAGTGCTTCTGCTGATTGGCAAACACCTTATCGGAGTCACCATCAGCCATAGCCTCTGCCGTTTCATCGGCAAGAGCTTCATCGTAACCGAGAGCAACCAGCTTTGCCTTGTTTTTGGAAATAAGGGACTCACGCAAGAGCTTGTCATACTTGTTTTGAAGCTCCTCTCGCTCCTCCTGCTCCTTCTGCTTTTTCTGCTCGTCCTCAGTCATTTTCTCCCTGAGCTGTTTCTTGTAGCCAGCGGCTTCGCTGTTGCTCTTGGACAGTGCATTTTTCAGCCGCTCAATCTCAGCGGAATTATCTTCCGGGACAGTCACCTTTTCCAGAGTGGCTTCGACCTCCTCAAAGGTCATACCCTCCTTGTAAGCGTCCCCAAGCACTTCTTTAAGGTTCATACTGGTTTCCTCCTTGCGTTTCATAGGTAGTTCACTCTACACTGTTTTCTGTTTGAAGGGTTGTCTCCCTTTTGCGTTTTAAGGTGTTCCCTCACCATAACAAAGCGAGAATCGCTTTAATTATTCGTCTTCCTCGGAACCGTTCGGATTTCCCGAATTGTTGGGGTTGTTCTGCGCCGCCGTCTGCTGTTGCGCCAGCTTCTCTTGCTGTTCCTCGTAGTAGTTCATACTCAGGGTGTACGCCCTCTCCGGGTCAACAAAAAGCCCGGAGTGCTGGAACGCCAGCAGAGGGTGAATCTTAGGCTGTTGGAGCATGGACACGAGAACCTGAGACTTACTCTGAATGTTCTCGTAATTACGTCTGGTGAACTGTAACTCGATGTCCTTCAAGCGGAGATTGATATTCTCAGACAGGTCACGACAAATACGAAGTACTAGTTTGAGCATTTTCTTCTCAGCCTTTTTGAACATATGCTCACTGTCTTTTGCTCTCGCTTCCGCAAGAGACCAGCCATCACGTAGAAGCACCGCCGCACCCGTGTCAGAGGTGGAACTGCCGCCGTTGCGGTTTGGCATACCGCAAATAGTGAGGACAGCGTTATACAGATCGTCTTTGAGCGTCTGTGTCTGCCCCTGATTCAGTTCCTTCACCACGAGGTCAACATCAATGTTCCCACTGTTGTCGTTGGGCGGCACAAGAATTGCACCCTCCTTAAGAAATTCCTTGAACTTCTCTTTCTCAATATGGCAACCGATAAACTTCCAAAACGCTTGAATGAACTGCTCCACACCGTCCATGCGGTTGGACTCCACATTGTTGATTGCGTCCAAAAGGGGGAGGACAATCTCAAAGGAGCCAAGCCGTGCATTATTCGCCGGGTATTCAAAAATAGGAATCATATCCAGCACATGAGGTTCGGACTCCTCTTGGTTGATGATGTCTCCATCAATCAGCCAATAGTAATTTTCGGTGTAGACCGAATAATGTGTGACCTCATTTTCGTCCTTGCTGTATTTCACCGCCATCAGCGGCTTATTTCCGATTTCATTGGAGTATACGATGAAAGTGTCACGGGGGTCGAGGGTATACATCTCAAACGGGGACTCGTCTTCTTCGCCCGGTTCATCGGGCAGTACCAGACGGTAGGCAGTTCCACAAATCATCTGCCACTCGACAATCTCTTGGTCTTGTGTGGCTTTATCCTCAGCAAACATCAGCTCATTCAGCGCAGTAATGCCAGCGGTAACACTTTCATCAGTGCTTCTGCCGATATACTGAATTGGCTCACCGCAAAGATACCCAACCTTGAAGGAGACAATCTCGTTTGCCCGGTTCTCCACAATTCTGTTACAGATTTCGGGTCGCACATCTTTTACCCGGTTCAAAATTGGCTGTTTGCCCTTGTAGTAATTCCACAGGTAATCAATCTCACTTCGGTTGAAATCATGGTCGGAAAGTGCTTTTTGCAAAACTGTGACCACATTCTCGTCCGTGATTTCTTTCACGCTGGACTTGATAATCCGTCTTCCGCTCATTTGCCGGGTTTTGCTCATGGGCTTAGAGGTGTCACTTACATTTCCCAAGACTGCCCCTCCTTTCCTCAAAAATAAAAGGCGCATGACTGTTTGTAAGGCTTTCGCCATACTCGCAATCATGCGCCAACTTCACACTATAATTTTTCGTCTATATTATAGCATTTTAATTCTTAAAAGTCAAGTTATAATTCTTTTTTAAAGAATTTATTGTTGAAAATTTGGTGGGAATTGTGAATTACCATGGACGCTTAAACACTTCCACATTCTGTCCATTCAAACTTTGTGCGTATTCTGCCAGCATTGCCATACCGTCAGGGACATCATCATGCCTGTTTTTACCAGTCATTGTATAGGAGCAAAGCATATCCATCATTTTTCCGTAATCAGATTTTCTCTGGTAAAGAGAAGAATCTTTGAACAAACAATGCTCCTTGACCCATGCGCTGTTCACAATGATCTTGGTTTCCTTATTGGCAGTGGTGAACTTGGTAGTGATGTGAGTGATACCGCCTTTTTTCTTTACTTCTTCCTGTATCTTCTCAGCAACCCGCCGACCTGCGGAATTAGACTCGAACCGGCAGGATTTCACCTTGTCTCGGACAAGGATTTCCGTCAACCGAGCGTCCACAATATTAGGCAGACCGTTATCACAGACACAATCGTCAATATAGTAGTCATGCCCAAACACATAGGCCACCGGCAGGAAAGCATAGTCAGCCCCCTTGTCCTTTGTGTCGCAAATACCAATAACTGCGTCAGGGTCTTCCTTCGGAAGCTCAAAATAACGGCGAAGCTCGTCCTCAGAGTAGACAAGACCTTCTCGCTCAATCGGCTCGTTCATATACAACGCTCGCCAGCTCACATCATCCATAATATTTCTCTGCTCACGGTAGAAACTTGTGCTGAACCCGACACCGTAAGCGTAATCAAAATTGGACTCGTCATTCTCGTCTAGAGCGGGAATGACGATGAACTTTGCCCGATCACTGTCGATATATTTCCGTTCAAGCCGTCCAATGACATCGTGTACCGACCAACGAGTTGCAATGTGAAGCTCCTTGCAGTGGTCTCCAATTTTACGCTGTCTCAAGTCCGTGGTGTAGGTCTCCCACAGCTTGTCCAGACGCTCCTTAGACAATGCCACCTCGATACCAGACACCAAATCGTCACAGTAGAGCAGGGTAGCGGCACGATACAGACCAGCGTTGCCGGTTCCGATAGAGGTGAACTCCAAGGTTTCAAAACGCTGTCGCTTGTCAAGATCAATACGGCAGTCCTTTGCGTTAGTGTTGGACACTTTCACATTGGGGAAAACATCATGCCAAAGGTAATCTCCGTTTTCGTCCATAATTCGCAGACATTCATCATAAACGCCACGCACAAAAGAATTAGAGTGTGAACCTGTCAGCATGGGTTCGTTGGGAATCCTCCCGCTAAGCCAAGTCAGGTAGAAAATCGCAAGAGTGGTCTTCCCGCTACCGGGAGGGAGAGAAACAGCTAACAAGTCAAGTTTATCGTCTGCCAGCTCTTGCAGAGCGTCCACCACTTGTTTCAAAACCTTGCGGCGGGGAGGGTAAAATTTCTTGTCAGGCTTCCGGTTCCATTCCACATAGAGTAGATAGCAGTCAAAATCGTAGGGAGCGGCAGTAAGGCAAACCCTTCGATGCAGGTCATAGATCAATCGCACCTGCTCCACGGATATAGACCTGTCACGCATGGCTCGCTCACACTCAGCTGAGAGGAGCTTCAAAAACTCCACAGCGAGAGGGGGATCGGTTTTCATTGCTTCCTTGCTCATGTAATACAAGTCTTCCATGGATTGATAGGCGTGACTCACCCTTACTTTCTCATAAATTGTCTTAAGTAAATTTCGCATAATACCTCCAAAATAAAAATAGCGCATGACCGTTTGAGCTTCACGCTCTCGCAATCATGCGCCAATTCAATCAAAACTATTTGTTACTAGGTTTTTCGCATACAATTTTCAGAACTTCTACTTTGGAAATTTTTCCATTAGTAGCAACCATGACATGATCAGTGCTACTATAAGTATACTCTCGACTATACAGATAATTATCTTGGGAAATTTCGTCTCCAACTAAATTACCTGATTCATCATAAAAGCCAAAATATATCTGACGATAAAAATAATCGTTGTATTCATCTACATATTTTTGTGTGGTATGGGAAGTATAACTCATTTCTCCGGTAAAATAACCATTTTCATATTTACACGACGAAAAATCAATATTACTTACTTCTACATATGGATTATCAGGCTCTAAGACAATTTGCTCTGCTTCAGCACCAGATTCATTTTCAGTTTCAGCAGATGACTGTGTTAATCCTGTGGATTCAGATGGCGTCTGTCCCTCTTTGGGAGATGAACAAGCCACCAATAAAATACACATAAGCAACAATATTGTCACAATATTCAATTTTTTCATAATCCAACTCTCCTTTTATTGTTTGATAATTATACCATATAGAGCGGCTAATTCCAAGCTCTGATCAGCGTTAATTCACAGTAATCTTATTGCCCTACTAATTTCATACAGCTTGCACTTGCGAAAGAATGTGGAGGAAGACATACCAGACTCCCGGATTGCATCTTTAAGAGCAACCTTGCCATCTGCCCAGGCCTTTGCCACTGTGAAGAACTTTTCGTTGACAGGAATGGGTTTACGTCCTTTGTATTTTCCCCTAGATTTCGCAATCTCAATTCCTTCCCGCTGTCTTTCCAAAATGCTTTCCCGCTCAAACTCCGAAAGAGCCGCAAATACCGTCAGCACAAATTTCCCCTGTGGTGTGCTGGTATCAAAATTCTCTTTATCTGACACAAGAGTCACACCATGCTCCGTCAGCGTTGCTACAGTAGAAAGCAAATCTCGTGTGCTTCTGGACAGGCGGGAGAATGACTCCACATAGAGCGTGTCCCCATCACGCAAGAAAGATAGCATTTCGTTGAACTGTGGTCTATCCGTATTCTTGCCACTACGCTTCTCTTGGTAAATCTTTTCTACACCAAGGGATTTCATCAATTCCATCTGTCTCGCTGGGTTTTGTTCTGCGGTGCTCACTCGTACATAACCGACCTTCATGCACTCACCTCCTGTTAACTCTCTTTTGCAATAAAGATTATCTTTTCTCCGCTGCGTAACCAAATTACAATCGCGTTTGATATGCTAGGAACATCGAATAATTCGCAGCAAGGTCTGTAATCCTCAATGAGCGAACAGTCTATGTTCGTCTTTTTGAAAAATTGGTTGTATATTTCTCCGTAAGTCATGACTATACCTCCGTTATTCCTCCCGCTTCACATAGGTAAATTCAATGTCATATCCGAGAGCTTCCATGATCTCAACAAAGGTCTTGTTCAGCAGACCGTCTTTGCGCTTGATGATACGATTGACATACTGACCTGTCGTGCCGATTTTCTCAGCAAGGTTCAGTTGGTTCATATGAGCTTCAAGGCATTTGACTTTCACATCAAGTTCGATATTGTTTAATACCATAATGCACCTCCGTTGTCTTTATAGGATTAGTATAGCATTTGAAACGATTGTTGTCAACACTAAAAAGATAATAAAATATCCTTTTTGTTTCTTTTTCGTTTTTTCGGCTACTCACGCCACTCCCTGCGGCTCCTGCGCCGGGTCGCTGTCCCCCTCCGGGGGTATGTCCTCCGGGGCAAGCTGTCCCGTCTCCCGGCTTGCCTGTCCTGCTGTCAATAGCATTGTAAAAGCGTGATAGCACATTCAAAATATAGCTTTCAAACCCTATTGACACAAGCCCCCGCCGCTGTCAATAGAATATACTCTAATGATAGCACACACAAGCCCCACGCCGCCCACAGTGCCACGCAAGCAAGGCAAGAGGGGAAACTATACACCCACACAAGAAAGCCCCACAGAGGGCAAAAGAAAAGCCCCCGGACGAATCCGGGGGCTTCGGTTTATTTACTCTGTTTCAGTATCTCACCCAATAGGACAAAGGGAAAGAGAATCAAGCATATGACAACCATCAATATATAATACCTCCCATTTATACGAATGTGAAACGCTTTGTTTCCGTTGTCTTGGTGTATGCTGTAGCTATGGCGGGTTGCTCTCGCTTGAGTGCGGCGGTATCTATGCGGCTACTGGTGACGGCTTTATATATGGCTTTGTGTTCCGTTCCGGTCAAGGTGTCTTTGCCTGTCTCCTGCATATAGGATTTTAGAACGTCCTTCAAGGCTTCAATATTGGCAGCTACTTCCTCACCCAACCGAATATATTCGACTAATTCCTTCATCGTGCTATCAATGTTCATTATCCTACCTCCCTATATTTCGGTGTCCTGCTCCAACCTTCAAAGGCATACAAAACAACGTCTTCCGGGCTTCCTCCGAATGCGTCCGCTATTTCTCGCTTTATTCCGTCTTCGTTCCATTCGGTGCAATAGGTGGAACAACCGTTAATATTTAATGGGCTGTCGCTTTCCGGGTCAAATTCTCCATCGTCAACAATCCATTCTGTACCAGTGTTGAAATACTCGATTTCAAAGGCGTTAAGGGCTTCAACGCTCCACTTGTCAACCGGGTAAAAAATGTAATTCCAATCACCTTGGCAACAACCGCAAATTTGCTTGTAATCCCACGTTTCCCCGGTGATTATGGAAAGAACGGCGCACAATATAGAATCTTCATCACTTCGGGAACATTCGGCATATTCCACTATAAGCCGTTTTAAATCGTGTATGTCTTTGGTGGAATACTTTTCCCTGTTGAGTGGTAAATAATCGGTTATGGCTTCGGTGGCGTTCTTGTACCACTCCCAATCCTTCAAATTTGTAAGAACTTCCGCCAATTCCCCATCATTCAAAACAGCTCTAACTATCTTGAAAAGCTCTGGGCAACGCTCTTTATAATCACGATTGCCGCAAACCGCTATATTGTCGGGGAAAAAATCATCAAGGAAAAGCGGGCTTTCTTGATATTCCGGGGCAACTTGTTTGGCATAAATTTTCATTGTTCCTCGTCCTCCTCGTCTTCGTCTTCCTTGTGCGCTTCCTCGAACTCGTCCGCAATTTCTTCGAGTGCTTCCGCTATGGCTTGCCCTAAAAGGTAACATCTGATTGTTACGTCACAGGCTTCCGCGCCTTGTTTCAACGGGTCAACCGTTCCGAACTCGTCACAGGCTTCCGCCAACAAATCAAGATTATGGCAAATGTTTTCTTCTGCTTCCCATGTGGAAAAGGTATAACTTCCGCTGGCGTTGCCTGTCACGCTGTCAACCGTCCATAATTCATCATTCAAATGTTGTTCCAGCTCGTCCAGTGTGTCAAAATCTTTGTAATCAATTTCATACTTGATATATTCCAAAACATCATCTTTCACAGCTTCTCTATAATCGTAATCCATTTTTACACCCTCCTTATAAGCTCATGTATTCGGCTTTGTTCAATCCGCAAAATGCGGCTATGTGTCTTCCTGTCGTTGCGCTCCAACCGTCCCACAGCTTCACAAGCTCCCCGGCGTTGGTACGCTTAATAATTGGCGTGTCGTAACTGTAAAGCGTTTCTGTCCCATCGTCCGCAATCTCGACAATGGCTTTTCCATAAAAGCTCTTGCGTCCGTCTGTCGGTGTCAATTTGTATCTTTTCATTGTTCCGGCTTCCTCCTCTTTCTGTTTCAACTCTGTTTCCGGGGCTTGAATTTCATCATGAAAAATGTTAAATAATCCGCTTGGGAAAGTGGCGGTTTTGTCCGCTTCCTTTTCTTCCGGGGTTCTGCCTTTCAAACTTTCATAAACGCTAATGTCCCATTGCTTTCCGTTGTCAAGCTCTACAAGAAAATGTGCGCTTCTTTGAATGGGATTTCTGTTAAATTCGGAAACGGTGAACTTTTCAATAACGGGGCGAATCGGCCCACAATAGGGAATATGACGCTTGAGAACTTCGAGAACTTGTTCAATAGTGGGCTTGCTCTTGCTCTTGGGGTTTGCGTACTGTACCAATAAAGCGGCTTCGGCTTTCCGTTCTTTGATGGCCTTCTGCATTTCTCTTGTCATTGTGAAAACCTCCTTATATAATCCGTTGAAGATTGTTTCTTGTCTTTTCTTGATTATATTATAATTCGCATTTTCCGAATTGTCAAGGGGGTTTCAGAAAAAATAATCTTTTTTGTGTTGTTTTTTGTCCTACCTATATTATATAAGGAAGTGACCCGGCAAGCCCCGATTCTGCTTTATTCCAGTGAAGCGATAATATCAACCACACCAAATCGACAAGAACTCCACCAATATTCACGCAAAAAGAACCGCCACCAGCACCACCCGGACAGAGCCGGGGAACGCCGATGGCGGTTTCATAGTCGATAGTCGTTTGATAGTCGATAGTCGTTAGTCGTTTTCAGAGTCAGAGTCGTTAGAGTCGATAAGGTAGCGTTCTCTGATAGAGTCGGGGTCATAGTCGTTGTCCTGTTGGACATTCGGAGTAACAACATACTCAGTCTTGTCCTGATAGCCATAGTTGTTCTTGCCGAGAAAAATACCCATGACTGGGTTGATCTTGCCGTTTTGAGAGTAGTTCTCCCAAAGAACCTCCATAATTCTGTAGGCTTTTTTAATAACGAGTGCCACCTCTTGCGGCAACGCAGTCTTATATCCAGACCCACCAGTGGCATAGTCGTTCACAATAGCAATCAATGTTCGTCTGCTCATTCCGTTCAACGCCAACGCCATACCAGACACCGTAGGCTTCATATCACTCGAAGCCATAAAGTCGAAATAATCATTCAACCGTTGTTCCACCTGCTCTACATCGTGCAAATCAATATCAGGCAGATTCATCAAGTGCATGGAATTTCTCAGGTACTTCGTATTGTCACCCGGCTCCAAGTCATACCCGTTCATACCAATCACGGGAGAATTACCACCCCTCGGCTTCTTCTTAATCACCTGCGGCTTGTTCTCTCCATCGACATTTTTCTTCACTGCCATAGTCGTTTTACCTCCTCCGAGAGTCCTCTTTCTTCTTATTCTTATTGCGTAGATGAAGTAGTTGAAGTAGTGGAAAATCGGTTTTTGCGTATAACTTTCTCTATATACGCGCGTACTAGCAAAAGTTATACGCAAAAAGCTTAGAACAACTACTTTCACTACTTCACCCATAACTTTTTCAAAAGACAAATAGCAATCCTATTTAGACTGTTTTCCAAATGTCGTTTTAGATTGTTTTTCAATCCGAATAGGATAATTTCAATTATTCCCATGCTTCTCCCAAACAGGGATAAAACTGCTGAGTAGTGATCGTCCCACTTTCACGCATGACGGGCGGGTGTTCTTCGGTGTAGACACGATAAGAGCAGAGCTTGAACTTGGCGTTTTCATCGATACAGCTTGCGTTCATAATCAATCCTCCTCGCCGTTGACTGCGGTGTCAAAAGTGTACAATGGAACAGAGAGTTCTTCTTCATCGGTATCATCGACTGCGCCATATACCAACCCATCTACAGGAACGATCAACTGAGAATAACAATCCAAGTCTTCGCCAGTGGCTTCAACAAAACTATCACAGTCAATTTCAATCAGTTTGAAGTATCGTGCCATTGCTAAAATCCTCCTCTGTCATAAAATCTTCTGGTGACGGGTCAGGAGTAAGAGGGCAAGCGTACCACATTTCGGAAGAAGGGCAGGTACAGCCGAAGTCAGGGTCATTAAAGTCGCACATCATACACTCTTTTTCCATATTACACTACCTCGTCCAAAATCTGCTGTAGCCGCTCTGCGGTTCTCACGATGAAATCATCGTCCTGCTTGAAAAGTTTTCCATCTCGTTGGAGTCTGTCAAGAGTCACAAGAGCCGTGTGGATTTTCTCGGCACACTCGGCAACATAAGTCTGGTTACTTGTTTCTGCGGTAATAGGGTAGAAGTAGTCGTGTCTTCCAAACTCACTCCCATTTGTCATAACGAACTTAGTACGAGCGGGAGTAATACGCTTAATGGTGAGAGGAATTGTTTTAGGATAGCGAAAGAATCCCCACCCGATTTGCGTTTTCATTCGGACACCCACCACGTCACCGGGTTTGAGGGTGTTCTTATCAATAACATCACGCATTATGTGACCTCCTTTCATCGTTCGGCCTTACTTTGAGAAAATTTCCAAACGGAGCGCGGAAAGAAAATTGCTTCCCGCACTTAACACACGTCTCGGTTATAATCACAGTGTCAGTGATAGGGTCGTAGTAGGAGCGGGTGTGAAATGCTTGAAAACGGTGTCGGCACAATGCTTGTCGGATTTTTCGCCACATCACACTACCTCCTTCGAGATTTCTTTCCATTGCCCCTTCATGTACTCCCACCGATCTTGTAAAAAGTTGTCAATTTCGGGAATATCCTCAGCAAAAATGTGTTTTACCCACACAGGACGGAAGATACCTTTTCGTTGTAACATGAAGAACAACCACAATGAGAAATCACCAAGGTTTTCCTCGCTTTCCTTAATGTCAAAGCGGAATACATGGTTATAATCATCGTCAAGAGAATCGTCTGAGTCTAACCATTCTTCTTTGAAGTCAGCCCACGTTTCATAGTCACAACGACCATGGTTTTCGTAACCGCTGACATAGTAATTATTTTCACTGCAATAATAACTATGATCGGTTGCTTTCAGTTCGAGTGCCATCATACTACCTCCTTGAGCTTCAAACCCCAATAGATCACGAAACCGCTGGAAGTCGATTTGCGATCAAACCATTCGGGGTGACGCTCCATTTCAGAGTTGAATTTTCTTGCCGAAAGCACATAGGCACCCTCAGATTTCGCCCATATTTTGAACGCTTGATACAGGTCTTTTGCCTTGATAACACAGTTTTTAGTATCTTTGTGATTGTCGGTGTAGTCTGTAATCCTCTGACATCTATTCTCAAGGAACTGCAACACAAGATCATTCTCACGCTCATACTTGGTGACAACCGACCTGAGATGGTCTGACATGGTAAGCCCATGCTCTTTGTACTTGATGTACCCACGCACCAGCCACATGAAGATACCGCTCATGGCTTCCTGAGAAGTAAGCTCGTCTTTAAGGTGCGTGTCCTGCTCGGCGGGGGAGAAGTGCCGGTTAAACTCAATAACCTTGATACGCTCCGAAGCGAACAGGCTCTTGTCTGTTACCATTGGCAGGTCGTTACAGGAAAGCCATAGAGTGAACTGCGGCTTGAAGGTGATCGCAGACTGGTACAACGCACGAGCTGAGATTTCCTCGCCGCCTGTGAACTGCTTGATTTTCTCCTCGTCCAGCTTGCCGTACTCATTGCTCTCTGACATGGTGACAAACCGCTTACCTTTGAGACCGGCAAGGGTAGGGGAAGCCGCTTCTGCGTCTTTCTGCCTGTCTCCCCGGCAGATCATACCCACAGGGGCAACCTTAGCATAGTCCCCAAGCATGGTCTCAATCGTGTTAAGCAAAGTGGATTTTCCGTTACGGGTTGTCTTACCATGAAGAATGAACATACACTCCTCGTTGCTCATACCAAGCATAGAGTACCCCAATGCTCTTTGCAGAAAGTCAGCCTTGTCTTTATCGCCTTGCGTAACTTCATCAATGAACTGTTCCCACCGCTCACATTTGATGTCCCTGCGGACGGTGTGACGAAAATTGGTCTGCATGGTGAGAAAATCGTCCCACTTGGCTTCCCGGAATGAAAAGTCCCGGAGAGAGTAGGTGCCGTTCAGACAATTTATCAGGTATGGATCAGCGTCAAATTCCGTAGCAGAGATACGCAGTTCGCCGGTTGCGTCCTTGAGGATTCTATCTCTCATGCGCCTGTCACCCATCTTATTTACAAAAGCGGTGTAAGACTTTCTGGTATCATCGTCTATAATCTCACCGCAGTAAAGAATCATCAGCCGCACAAAGTCCTTGATTTTCTCAGAAACAAGGATTGCACCTTCGTCCTTACGCCATGCACCCTCGAAGTAGGTATACCAGCTCTTATGCTCAGTGCAGTACCGAGCTTCCCGGTTGTAAAGCATACCAAACAGGTTTGCCATGCCCATTTCCGACCACTCGAAGCCAGAACTGGTTTCGTCTGCTTTCTCAGGGTGGTAGGATTTGATAATGTACATTTTTTCGGACAAGTCTTCGTCCATAATAACTCTACCGTTGCGAAGCTCGAAAAGCTCTCTATCACTTGACACGACTGCGTTCACCTCCTACCGCAATAGCACATTTTTGCTTGTCCTCTACCCACCATGCACAATCCTCTTTGCGGCAAAGGCACGACTCAAGAGTGTTGCACTCAGAACAAATGTAGAATAGAGGACAGATTTTATTACTTTCGTCCATCATAAAGCACCTGCTTTCTCAAAAACTTCGAGGAGTTTTGGAAACTGAGCGGCTATCCAGTCAATAGTGGTCTCCTCTTGTCCTATAGGTTTATGCTCCCAATTTGCACCTAAACCAGATTCAAACATAAATGCGTGAATGATTTCGTGCCGTAAGCATTGCTTCTGATACCGAGGAAAATCATCAAGGTCTCCATTTTCAGTATTGATTACGATTTTATGGGAGCTTTTATCACAATAACCGTCACACTCTCGAAGAATCTTATCTTCCGCAGACGATTTGTACAGTACAGTGTAAGGAACACCGAGAATGATAATTTCCATGTGTCACACCTCCCTGTTTGCGCAAGGAGTATGGCAGATGATACGACCGCTCTCACACTTGGGAACGAGCATAAATTGAAGCTCCGGGTCTACAAGGGACACCATCTGCTTCACCAGCTCCCGGATTTCCCACTGCGCTCTCATGCACAGACGCTCATTCGCCATGTGAATCAGCTCCCGCAGGTTGCAGGAGAGGTACAGGGAGGTCTCACAGGCGTTGGGGAGGATATACCGAGCGTCTTCATTGGGAACACCCATCGTCTGCAACTCCACATAGTTCGGAGCCACAAATGTTCTCATGTAATCCTCGTAATGGTCAAGTTCCTCGTCGTTTTCGATACTCGGAGGGGTAACAAACCCGAAACCGTCCTCGGAACAGTACCGCTGAGACCGCTGAGTAAAGCTACAGTGCCTATGCCGCACAAGCTGGTGAGAACAGGCACGGGAGATACCCTCAATCTTAAAGGTAAAGTAGATATGCTCGAACACGCTATGATGTCCATTACGGTACAGGTGCGTCACCAGTCCGAGCGGGTTCTTAGGGTCGCTGTCGTAGCAAATGCTTGCGATCTTCGCAATGGTTTTGATGGGGTCAGGCGTAGCCTGTTTGAGTGTGACTAACATAGGAACCTCCTTTTATCTCTTATAGCGAGTCACGCTGTTACAGATTGTTCGGATTTCGTTTCGGTCAAGAGGTGGGTCGCAAGCAACCATGTTGGCGTACAACAACTCGTCATAGATCTGCCGTTTGCTGTACCCCTGATTGTGGAGCATACCGGCGAGAGAAGTCAGGCAAATGTTCCTGCTCCCGTCAGGAATACGGGGATAGACGGGACGGAGCTTTATGCGGTTGTTCTCAGGCAGACTCCATATCGGAGAGTAAATCCTGCCGCCGTATCTCGCGCCGTCCTTTTCCTCTCTGGTCTCAGGGAAGTATTTCTCCACCACATAGTCAATCGCCCCTTGGTCTTCCTCAATGGTGTCATACAGGAGTGTATCGCCGGTCATGATGAAATATCGAGCCGCCTTGTAAATCTCCACCCCTGCGAGATTGTTTTTTCCTTTAAATGGGAGCGTACCCCTGAGCAGAATGTGAAACCCACTGCCACTCTTGGACTTTTCGGTGTAGCTCTCACACAGCCCAATGATTTCAGCCGCCAGTGAGGACAGAAAACCGTCTTGGTCGTAGCCATCGTCAATGTCAATCCCCACATAGCCGTTGTCGTTGAACACGAACCCGCAGTAATCATAGTGTCCCTCCGACACAGCCTTGTGAGCTGTGTCGAAGGAAGACCATGTTTCGGGATTGGTGGAGGAAGCGGCTTCTGGTGCTGTCGCTTTCATTGGAACCTTGCTGTCGCTACGAGTACAGACCCACTGATTCAGTTCTTTTAGTTCAGCCGGTATATTTTTATATAGTTCTTTTCTAGCATTAACAACACTTAATTCAGCCGCTTTGGAATTTTCAATCATATTTACACCAACTTCCAT